TAAAGTTAATGCTCCACTAGTAGCTAATGCCATTATTTATTCTCCAGTTCTTTAACTCTTTCAGATAATTCTTTAACTGCTTCAATTAGCACTGCAGTTATTCTGCTGTAATCTACCGACTTAGTACCCATTTCGTCATCAGCAGTTAATACTATTTCTGGTAATATTTTTTCTACTTCTTGAGCTATAACACCTATTTCTTCTCTATCGTCTCTGGTATAAGTTACACCTCTAAGTTGTTCTACTTTAGCTAAACCATCTTCTAAGGTTTCAATGTTATCTTTTAATCTTTCATCTGAGAAAGCTGTGACGTTATTATTGAAAGTTGCAGCTCCAGCCTCTGACATATCTAACGTCAATGCAACAATACTTGAACCTCCATCGTTACCAAGAAATAATATATCTTTGTCTGAAGTATCTTGTCTGATATTACAATTACCGCCATCTTGTTGAAATCTTAAAAATTCAGTACCGGCATCTTTAAAATAAATATCTGCACCATCAGCATCAAGAATAATATCTCCTGCTACATCTATTGTTAAGTCACCACTTGATAAATCTATTTCTGTGCCGTCTATAGTTATGTTATCAGCAATCAAACCAGCATTAGCTGTTACTGTGCCATTGAAACTTGCATTACCAGCTTCGGACATATCAAGAGTAAGTGCAGAAACAAAAGAAGAACCATCAATACCTTGTATTATGAAATCGCCATCAGCTATGATAGATTGAAATAATGCATTGTTGCCATCTTTTTTTATTGCTGCATATTGAGTTCCACCATCAAGTAATCTAATTTCTCCTGCATCATCAGCATCTATTTGTATATTTCCAGCAACATCTATTGATAAGTCTCCTGAACTTAAATCTATTTCTGTACCATCTATAGTGATGTTATCTACAACTACTCCTGCATTAGCTGTTACTGTGCTATTAAAAGTAGCTGCACCAGCTTCTGACATATCCAGTGTTAATGCTGTAATAGTTGAGCCACCATCAGAGCCTTTAAAATTATAATCATCATCTGTTGTGTTAAGTAAAAAATCAACACTACCTGATTCATTCTTTATTTCCATAATGGAACTACCGCCATCTTTAAATTTAAGGTCGCCACCATCTGCATCAAGAATAATATCTCCCGGAGTATCTAAAGTTATATCTCCTGAAGAAGTGCCTATCGTAACAGCTGCATCACCTGTAGTAATATCGTCAGCAGCTGGAGCACTTCCAGATACTGCAAAATCTAATGTACCATCTGAGTCTTCGTAAGTTACAGTAATACCTGTTTCTGTATTTGAGCTAACCATAGCTCCTACTGTGTCCTGAATTACTTCTGTTAAATCTATATTACCTGTTCCATCAAAAGAAACACCATGAATAGTTCTAGCAGTCTCAAGAGCTGTAGCAGTAGCAGCATTACCAGTAGTATCTTGATTTAATGTACCAACTGTAAAGTCTAATGTACCGTCTGAATCTTCATAAGCTACTGTAATACCTGACTCAGTGTTAGAAGATACCATAGCTCCTACAGTATCTTGAATTACTTCAGAAAGGTCTATGTTAGCTGTACCATCAAAAGAAACTCCGTGTATTGTTCTAGCTGTTTCTAATGCTGTAGCTGTAGCTGCATTACCTGTAGTATCTTGGTTAAGTGTGCCAATTACAAAATCTAAAGTATTGTCACTGTCATCGTAAGTAACAGTAATACCAGTTTCAGTATTACTTGTTACCATAGCTCCAACAGTATCAGAAATAGTTTCTGCTAAAGTTGTACCGTTAATTGTAATCGCATCTGCTTCTAGTGTACCATCAATATCTACATCACCAGATACATCTAAAGTAGCAGCATCAAGTTCACCTGTAATAGTAATGTTTCTTGCACCAGTAAAG